CTCAAGCAATCGTTCGATCTTGACTGCGAATGTTGATCTGGCTGGTTTACTGGTTCGCCTCAGAGGGATTTACACATCCTCTCGTTCGAGTGATCCTGAATTGCTGGAACTTCGTAAGTTAGCTGAGAAGGTTATCCGTCGAGCAGTCGATACGAAAACAGACAGCGTAGTAGCCAGTGTGAGAACAGCAGTTTTGTTGTACATTGTGGCAAGGGCATACACGATGCGATATTACACGTCGCAAGGATGAGAAATGTCCAATATGCAACCCGACCATTCAGTAATTGATATTTTGACAATGTCGCTTGGATCCTTGATTGAATTAATTAAGGGTCCATTTACATTGCTCGAAATCAATTCTCAAAACAGTGATATTGAATCGATGATTGGGCATTCCGTAAAAGGGTATTCAATTAAGATTCATTGTCAAGAAAGAAACTATCTTTGTAGATACAAAAAATGGTACGTGAAGAATCATGTCAAAACCGTGTACCATGTATTTACAGAAGTTTCTAGCGATGCTCCAGAGTCATTGAGACTTTTCTGCGAACGTAGAAGAGATTTTCCTAAACTCTTGAATGGTTTGATGCCGTCGGCTTCTCAAAAGGAAGCGGCTATCAGAGCTTACTTAGATTTGATTATTCAGCATTTCAAAGAAGCAAATTAATACCAGCATATTTAGCCAGTGGGGTACCCCACTGGCTATTATGCCGCTAACAATTATCTCTTGTAATATTCGCCGTACGAATATCCGGTATTAAAAGAAAATTGATTAGCACTATTTTGATAACTCTGATCTCGTTTATATCTTCTCTTTTCTTTAGCTTGACGAATTAATTCATCGACGCTAACAATCTCGCCTTCTTCATAAATGACCTTGGTACCTAGTACCCGCATATCGTGTTCAAGTCTCATGACAACGTAGTCATCCCGAGACTGAGTGATCTGCTCACTGAGTTCCTGCATTTTCTGACGAATAGCAAGTTGCTGTTGTCTTTGATACGTGATTTGAGGATCCTCATCTTGTTCGTTAGCCTGCCTAGACATAACCATTTTCGGATCAATGCCATAGAACATCAGGTTCTTACCTTGAGTGATGAACCAGATGCATAACAGCCAACCAATCACCATATCGTCATGCTCGCCTTCTTCGTGATCGATACGACCGTTCTTCGTGATCAGACCATTGATCTGGTCAATCAGATTCTTGTCTCGAACTCTGTCGGCAGCTTTCTTAGCAGCGATATTCAGAGAAGTTGTGTAAAGAGCACCGCGACTCATAACACCTGAGCCACTGGTTGTGTAACCGAACGTCTTCTTGTACCTCACGTAACAGCTTGAATCACGACGATTCATTGGGTTACGGATTTCCTTGTAACGTTCTGGTTGCTCTTCGTAGTCATTAACGACAGTGTTGAAGATTCTCTTAAATGGATCGATACCCATTTCAGGTAAACGAACCAACAGATAATCTAGAAGCATTGCGCCAGTAGAACGACGCTCAATCACCGCAGTCACATTCGCAAATCTAATCAAAATACCAGCCACCCAATGGGAGAAGGTAATCAGGTTAGTTTCATTGAACGTACCACAAGCAACAACTTCGAGTGTTTCGATGTCCATGAGAACCATGGAAATATCATCGCTACCAGATGCTTCACTGGTGTCCATACCGAGGACATATTTACCGCAAGCCATACGGCTATTGATTTCTTCTTCAGGTATATACCAACGAATGATGTATCCATTACTACCGGAGACTTCTGTGAATTCCACATCTCTGAGAGAACCAGCAATGCGTTCAAGAATGTGAATTGGTAATGGATGAGATTGGCTACCTGACGTCCACATGTTAAAGTAGTCACGGTTAGCGTCATCGCCTGTTTGCAGAGAACCTTCAAGCTTTGAGAGCATCCACTGATCAGTCTTACCAAGTTGTCTGTGGTTGAATGTCAGGTTAACGTGTGCTTTTCCGGAACGAGCGTTCGAGCGAATCATCTTTTCCAGAACAAGTTCATCGCGACAGTCGAACATCTTCTCAGTCCAGATTGCCGATTCAGAAACAAGCTTGTAAATGAAACGACCGTCGCGGTCGTCTTTCTTACCAGCCGTTGTTGTCAGAATAGTTCCGTGAGGAGCGCCTTCTGCTTTGGATTTATCAACAGCCGCACCCATTGCAGCAAGAGCTGCTGGCAGAGCAATAGCGATGTTCGGTTGGAATGGTGGCTCGTCGATGTGGAAGATACTGGTAGTCAAGCCGCGACCGAGTTTGATAGCATTCTTTGGAGAAGACTGTGGAACGTGAGTGCTATAACGGTTTTTCAATCTATCGACAGTAATCTCCTCTGTGTTATTCACGTCAGAATGAGTATGTTGTCTAAGGTATCCAGGCATCTCAGATCTGATGTCTTTAATACGCTGAATGTTTGCTCGTCTAAGTGAGTCATCCTTAGTGAGCAAGTTGATCTTAGTACTAAGACAACCAATGTCCAACAGCCAAACCATCAAGATGTCGGTGGAGAAAGACTTACCAGTCTGACGTGGCTGAATCAGTGTGTAGAGGATGTGGTTGAAGAATAACCACCAGGCGGCAATATTTCCTCTATTGGCTTCGACGTAAGTACTACCGATACCGCCGATTGCTGGTGCTCTTGCTACTTCTCGCACATAGTACCAGAAGTTCATCTTGCACTCAGCAGCAATCATCATCATCTGCTGAGGCGTCAAATTAGGATCGTAAGGATCAACGCCCTGTAGAGCTGGGTTAATGAGAGATAGAATAAAAGCGTGATTCTTGATACCCATTGAGCGGTAAACTGCAGCAAGTCTCAGGAAACTTTCGTTCTTTGTTTTTGTGTCAATAATAGCAGTTGGGTATCTAGCCCAATCACTAGCGTATAGAATCGTCATATGGCCTATTCCTTCTTGTAAGATAAATGAATTAACTTACAGCATAAAATACCTATTAACCAAAGCGAGATTTAGTCTCGCAATGGCTAATAGGTTGACTTTTATGTCGTCTGATAAATAGGCATGCCACAGACTGCCAACTGCAGATCTGTCTCAGGAGTTCTACGAATAAACTCGATAAACAGAGTACCGCTATCAGTCAGACCATTAGAGACGATGGCTTCCTGATTCCATTGAGAGATCGGGAATTCATAGTCCTGACTACCGTAGCGAATACGGTAGTGTGTCGGTGCGGGAGGCACTTGTTCCTTGCTTGGATCAATCAGAGGCTTGGTGCGATAGTACAGTCTATCTAACCATTCTGTCTGATTAGCACAACCACTATCAACCTTCAGAACCCAGTAGTTGTAGTTCACAAAGCGCAGCGAAGCACGGTTGTTTTCACCGAACGGAGGAACTTGACCGGATTCAAAAGCAATCGTCCAGTTGGTGCTGCGTTCCGTACCCTGGTTCCACAGAACAATCTCAAACGTTTGCACATGACGATAGTTGTTGTAAGAACCATTGACGTTGCTCAGATTAATCGCAACTGTCAGACGCTGGTTGATACCGTAACCGATAGGATTGAACGAAGGAGAGTTAGCACTCCATTCAACCAGACCTGTAACGTTGTACACAATTTGTCTATCGCCGTTGTACAGATACCACCGCAGCGTATAACCTTCAGTTGCATTGATCCAAACAGGGTAGCAGAACAATTTAACACTGTACGAACCTTCAACATTGGTTGTCTTGATTCGATAGGTTTCTGTGATGTAGTGATTGTCGCCAACCTGAACACCGTAAGCTGCTTCACTGGAAGACAGTTGATAACGAAGAACAACTGGGACTTGTTGATCCACAATTGTTGCAATAAAGTTATCCAGACCCAGAACAGAGAAGCGAGTACCATCGACCGGCATCTTGGTCTTACTGCCGTCCGAGTAGTTAACAACACCCACCAAGTTCAGACCGTCAAGCATGACGTTCAGAGGCAGGTTAATCAATCTCGGTGTGGTCTCAGACAGGAATGGACACTCCAGAGAAATACCGGTGACATACTTCACACCAGTATTTGCTTGGCGAATGAAAGAAGTATTCTCAACCAACAGTTGTCGTTTAGAAACAACGTGACCGGAAGCAGAATAAATCACAACCGTAACGAGTTCGCCATCACGCAGGTCTTGCATGGTATAACAAACAGGGACCGTCTTGACAGAGTAGTTTGTTTGACCTCCAGGTAGAGAAACCAATTCCAAAGGAATGGTGGTTCCAAGCAGCGTACCCATATTGTCATAGAACGCACTGACAACCGTACCTTGATCAGTAAGATCCGCGCCCTTGAAGATCTTCGCATAGGAAGCCATGCTTCCAGCAACCTTCAGTCGAGCATCCACTGCAAGCGTATAAGGCATCACGGTCTTATCGATGTAGATTCGATAAGTATCGCTCTGAGTGCCAGGACCAACACCAAGCAGAAGATCGTCTGTGGAGAACTCACCGTCGCTCTTGATGGCTGTGAGTTCGCGCAGCGTGGGAATCAACGTGGCTGCGTCAATATCTGTCACCACGTAATGAATGAACAAGTCCATGTCAATGACTAAATCATCAACCTTAGGAACGTACCTGTTCTCACCAACGCCACCGGTGTACAGTTCTTTCTTACTCCAAACTGTAAACCGTGCGTCGGGGTTATAAATCGGCGTCTTACCGTCTGTACCGACGATACCTGCCGTACTAATCACATTTGATGTCATTTAAAAACTCCGAATCGGGTCAGGGAATTCCCTGACCC